TTCTGATTTAGGTTCTACAGCAGTTGTTTTTGTAGATACCATATCAGCAGCCGATTTAGTCTTAGAAGATGACTTAGTTACCTTCTCAGGAACATCAATTCCTAAATCACGTTTAAATAAATCTATAGCTCTACTGGCTAAGTCGGCATCATCAGCATTATCATATATCCAGCTTTGAATAGATGATGGCTGTTCTTTAGCCCACTTATGAAAATCATCACTGTTTCTAATATCATCAAAATCAGGATGTCTTTCTCTTAACCTTTTTTCAGCTTCTTGTTGAGATATTTCTTGCTCTCTTTCTTGGAGTTTACTAAGACGTTCTTCTAGAACTTTTGCCTTAGATTCGCTTTGCATGTGAGCAACTGTCTCTACAACTTCAAAAACATCAGGATATTTTGTTTTAAACTTTTCAAGTTCTTCTGGAGTTTTCGGAGCTTTGTATTCAGGCACTGCCTGTCTAATTAACTCTTCTTCTCTCTGTTTAAACTCATTGAGTTTGCTATCATAATGTCTTTTTAAGTCATCGTAGCGTTTTTTATAGTCTGGTTTTTTATAAGGTTCATCCTTAGGTATATCCAAACTATCCACTTCTACGTTGCCTTTTTGCTCTGCTTCGTTAACATCATTTGATTTGAATAATTTATTCTTCTCAGACGGGTCTTCAAAATAAAGCTGTTCTGCTGATTTAAAAGGTTCATCAGTACCTTCGTGCCAAGATTTTTTTAAATTATAAGGATTGGCTTGTTCCTCATTTAAGACTTCTTTAGTCATTTTCTTACCTCCTACTCAGGGCTTCGTTTAACAAGGTAGCTGCGATGTGCACTTGCAGGGCTTGTCTTGTAAAGGTAGCCTTTCAAAGTTGATTTAATGTAAAGTGCCGATAAATCGGGTAGCTTTACTCCTATTGCATTCTTGGGTTTGTGCCTCTCATGTCTTGGATAGTTTTCTCGTCTTGCATGACTTCTTCCTCATCCTTTTGCATAGGGTCAGCAAATCTACGAGTTGTAGTCGTAGTTTCACTTAATACTCCCCCTTCCTGCATTTCTCGTCTTTTATCTGCAGCAACTTCAGCTTCTTTCATCATAGACATTAATTTGTCTACTCCGATTTGCTCTGTAGCTTTTGCAGTAAAAACGAACTCTCCATCCGATAACCTTGCGGGTATCGAATCAGAAACTCCTGTGCCCGGTCCTTCTACTGAACCAGCACCTGTAAATTCTGAAGCAACTTCTATAACTTTATCGAATATTTCGCTAAGTTTGTCGTTGTCTTTTAATTGTTCTACTAAAAAATCCTCTTCTTCAGGATTTAATGCTTCGTTAATAATAAAGTCTAAATAATCTTCTTCCATTTCATCATCAGGAACTTGTTCTTCTTCCATGAGCATTTCCATTTGCTCATTCATTATTCCCCCATCCTGCATTCCTTTTCTTTCTTCCATGCTTTCTTCTATTGCTTCGCCTCTAGTTTGTTCATAGTCTGATATTGTACCGTCTTTATCTAGGTCAGCTTTTTCAGGATTTTTTAATGGACCGCCATCTGCTTTAGAATCTCTCATAGCATCAGAAAGACCTGCACCTTTATTTTGTCCTAATTCTTGAAATTCTTTTGGTAATTCAAATCTATAAGGTAAATCTGCATCCATATAGCCTTTATTTAACATATCAGCTATTTGTTTATTAGTGTATTCACCTTTCATTTGTCTATTAACTTTTTGTATTGCATCAAAAGCTCTTCGACCTTCACCACTATCACCTAAACTTCTTTCAAGTCTACCAAATAACCCTACTCCGCTATTAAAATATTTATCACCATATTCTTTAGCAAACTTTACTTCATCACCAATAATAGCATTTATTCTTTGCATAATTTCAGGTACAGCCTTATCAGCTTCACCACCAGAAATCATAGCCATTCTATCAGGGTCATTTTGTAACATACTTTTCATATTAGTTCTCTTTTCTAGTTAGTGCTTCTTTAACCTTCTGGGGCAGCTCTTCCAACATTCCCAGAGAAGTTATTCTCCCCTGCAACCGGAACATTTCCGATTCCGATGTTGCCACCGCCAGTGCCTGTAACTCCAACATCTTGCGGTCCTTGAGGTACTCCTTGAAGTCCTCCCATTGTGGGCTGTTGACTATTGGGTTCAGTCTCTTCGCCTGTTGCTTGTCCAACATTTTGCATTCCTATTATTTGTGCCATTATAGCTGCTTCTTCAGGGTCATTTAGTATTTCCTCTGGGTCTAAGTCTAAACTATAAGCAAGTTCACTAATCAATTTAGAAATCTTAACAAACGGTGCAATAGCTGGACTTTGTGCAGTTTGTAAGAACATAGTAAGTCTTTGACTTCTAACTTCTTTTTGCATCAAGCTATTTGTACCAGTAGCTTTAACTTCTAAATCACCAACCACATCAATGTTACCTTCAAAAAACTGCATGTTCCATTGGAAGTAAGATTCACCTAGTGGCTTTAATAAAAAGTCATCAAGATTTTTAACGACTGTTTTTATATTTAAACTAGCAGCCCCTAATAACATAGACATACCTGATGCAGTTCTTGTCATACTTTGAACTCCTGTATGTCCATGAGAATAACTAGGAATACCTGTTTGTTCATCCGCTAACTGCCTAAACCTATCAAACATCATCATGTTTTCAGGTGCAGTATTTGGAAACTTCAATCCATAAATAGATTGACCGGGCATTCCTGCTTGTCTCCTAAATATCTTGCCGGGATATATTTCCATATTTTGTCCACCGACAAGAGCAGACTCATCAACATCAAATACTAATGAACCTGCTAATGCTAGATTATCAATAGCCATTCTTGCATGACCATTCATAATTTGTTGAGAATCATCCATATTCTCTGCAACTCCAATACCAAAAAAATTATAAGGATTTCTTTCGTATGGAAAAGCGTTGTAAGGTATTCTGTATGGAGTAAATGGATTGATTACTGCTCTTAGTAATTTATCACCACATATCCATGCATTAATTTGTACCTCATCTAAATCATCAATGCTATCATTTAAATCTATGCCTACTTCACGAGCATACTCAGCATCCATGATTCCCCAGTATTCTAAGACTTCAAAGTTAGAAGAGTATTCTTCTGCTCTTGCATCATCTTTTAACTGAGCTTCAAAATCTTTTTCTTCGTAATTAGCACCTAATCTAATACACTCACGAATAGCTTCTTTGTCAAAGTAAGGCATGTTACGTAGTTGCCTTAATTGACTTTTGTTCATTTTATGACGGTGTATTATATATTCACACTCGTCAATATTAGTTGCTGCAGGGTCAGGGTAAAAATCCCAGCAACTAACAAATTCTATTCTAGGAACTCTAATGTCAACTGGTGAATATTCTCTATTACCTTCTTCATTCATTGCCCAGTTATTTAATCTTTTATTAAAATTAAATGGACCTTTAATAATTCCAGTTCCTAATAATGCAGATTCTAATAATGCATTTCTTATTTCTGATGACCCATTAGATTCTTCTATTTGGTCATGAATAAGTTTTTCCATTCTTCTTGCAGACTTTTGTGCTGGAGATAATTCTAAGTCTTGTGGATTAGGACTTAATCCTTCTTTTAAACCTAATTGTTCTGCTTGGTCTTCTAAACTATCTTCAAACATGCCTGTGCCTAAAGTAGCTCCTGCTTTTAATACTTTACCATCACCTTCATATCCAACATCATAAATACTTTTTTCTGGCTCGTCTTCTAATCTATTGCCTATATTATCAGGTATAGGTGTTTCTAAACCGGGAATAGGGTTCTGGGTATCTAAGTATGCGTGTTCTTTTTCGCCTTCTGGAATTTTAGTTTCTGTTATACCTATTGGAAACTTACCTGTACCAAAAATAACATCTACTAATTGTCCAAAAGCTGCTAGAACTTTTGTCTTAGTTATCTTAACAAATATTCTAGATTTTTCTGATTCTCTAAATTTAACTGACTTAGCATATAGACCACGAAAGTTTTCGTATGCTTTTAACCAACGTCTTTCATCTGAGTCTCTTGCAGTTTCTGATTGATAAAAACGAGACTGAATAATACCAACTAAATTTATACGTTGGTCATCTTCAAGATTTAAAGTTTTACCTGCTTCACCTTCTACTTCTTCGTAGATGTTGTCAGCACTTAAAAATGTATTGTCAATTTCTGCCATTAATATCCAAAAGTATTGTCAGCCGGTTGATACAATTCTGTTTTAATCTTTAACATTCTATCGTAAGGATGGTCCATTTTAGGTCGGCTCATTATCATATAACGTAATGCATCATATGCGTGGTCAGCCGAATGTGTATTTACATCCTCCGGATTACTTTTTGATAAAGGCAAACTTTGTAGCTCTTTTATCAAGTTTGTACATGTATTAACAATTTGTAGTCTAGGTCTACCGGTATGTCCTGCTCTCAAATGTTCATGTATTTGTACTTTCCCAGCTACTCTATTCTTATCTGCTCGTCTTAGTTTATGACCTTTGTTAACTAAGATTTCACCGATAGTTGGTCCACTATATCCTGTTCTAGACCAAGCTGCTGTATCAAGTACACCACCTATAGATTTAGCTTCATTTTCTTCCATTAAAGTTATCTTATCAGCAAGTGCTTCCCCAGTCAGACCCTTTTCGTATAACTCTCTATATATAATAATGGTCTTGTCTTCAGGGTCAACTGCTGCCCATAAGCAACAACTTTCCGAAGCGTATCCATAGTCAATTCCTTTTACACGTTCCCACCAAGTTGGTATTTCAAATGGTGGTATAACATGTACACCCGGCTCAAACTCTGCGAATGCTGCTCCTTCAGAGATATCCCAATTACCTTCCAGTAGTTGCTTACGCTGTACTGGTGGTAATGAGTTAAGCATTCTTTCATATTCACCGTCTTCAGCAAGAAACGGATTATCCTGTAATCTTGCCGGAATAAACTTCCTTGTTAAACCATCAGAGCCTTTAAATGTTTTATTTTCTTCTGATGGGTCAACATATCTTTTTTTAACCCATTGTGCTCCCACTCCTCCGGGGTTTGCAGTACAACGTAAATACGTTGGTAAGTTTGGGTCAGTTGTTCTTAACCTAGATGCTAGATAGTTCCAACCAAATTCTGTTGGTAGATGGGTAATCTCATCAAAACCAATCCAACTATATGCTTGACCTTGATAACGATACACATCTGCATCTCTTTCCAAAAATCCAAATTCTATTTTAGCTCCAGAAGGAAAGCTCCATAGCTTTTCTACTTCTTTGAACTTAGCTCCCTTGAATGCTTTTGGATACAATTCACGAGACTTATCTATAAGTTCTCTAAGTTCTGGCATTGACCTTCTTAATATTAATGCTCTATGTGCACTAATGTGACAATACCTTAGTGGGTCAATAAGCATTGCAAAACTTTTTCCTCCACCGGCTGCTCCTCCATATAAAACATCTTTTTCTGAAGCAGCTAAAAAATCTGTTTGTGGTCCATCATTAGGCATAAATGCCACATGTGAACCTGTTTCATCTAAATGTTTTTGTATTTGTTTTGGAAGAACTTTAGTATCTTCCTCAGTTAAAACATTTGATGTTAAGGCTTTTTCTTCACCTTGTAATTCTTTTTTAACTTTTGCTAAACTTCTAGTTAGCTTTTTTACTTTGCTAGTTTTTTTATTTAATTTTTTTTTAGCTTGTATAGCTAATTGAACATCAGATAATTCTGAGTTCTTAGGTCTGCCACCTTTTTTACGTGGTATACCATCTTTGTTAAGTATATAGCTCCCATCGGAGTTTGTCAAGTACTTTTCAGGATTTTTTTCCCAGTCTTTCATATTTTTTATCTACGTATTTTTTTAATCCCATACGAGACATTTTCTTGCCTGTCTCTGCTTCTAACCAATCAACACCTATACCTAAACTAATTTCGCCTAAGAAAACAGACTCCGCTACTTCATTTAATACTTCTATGTCTTGTGGAATAGTTTTTAAATAACCATCTATTAGTCCATCATCTTCATAACCAAAAGGTACAGTTGATGATTTTCTACGAACATAGTTATCTGGAACTAACTTCATATCTTTAACTTGTTTTTCTATATTGTTTTGTTTTTTTAGCAATTCGTTTTGGTTGTTTAGAGAACTGTTTACCTTTCTTGGTATCGGCTCTTTTTTTTCTCGTTGATGCTGCATACTCTTGTGGCGATAAGGCTTTAATAGCTTTTTCAGGTAAGTAGCGTTCTCCGGTCTCTGAGGACTTCTTGCCACTCTTAGTTCTCCACTTTTGCTTGGTCCAATCTTTTAAACTACGCTGACTTTTCTTTAATGCCATATTCTTTCTCTATTTTTATAAACTCATTCCAGCGATAAAACTTTTTAGTGTACGAACTCCAAAACCAACCCTCATACTTATCCTTTCCCATGCTGTCTCCTAATAGCTTCTTTGCCTCGTTTAGCAATATTTGCTTGTTCTCGTTTACCTTGTACCTTGGCTCTTTGTTCAAGTACAGTAAGTATTTGAATCTTCCGAGCATACGGTTTTTTAATTTTTTTAACTTTTGCGACAGTAGCACGAGCATCAGCAGGTGTCGCATACTTGATACTAACTGTATCTTTTGGGTTCTCATCTGTATATAGTCTTCTACCACTACCTTTAGGTTTCTTGCCTGTGCCTTTCTTAGGGTCTGCCATTATTTATAGCCGCCACCTTTAGCTTTATACTGTTTAGCTAACATCTGAGCTTTACGAGCAGACCATTGACCCGGTTTACCACCTTTACTACCTGCTTTAATCTTATTAAAAAGATTCTTACGCATAGTAGGTTTAGTGTAGTTACCCGCTTTATTTACTGTTGATTTACTTTTCTTTTTTGGCATTTTTGTCTCCAAATATTTTATCCCAGTTATCATTAAACTGTTCATCAGATACTTGTTTAGCTCTAGCTTTATTACGAGCCATTCTATTACGTTTAGCTGCGGATTTTACTCCAAAGTGTCCTGCATGTGGCATTAGTAAACTATGTTAGTAAATAAAAACACACAAACAATAAGCAAACTAACTGTTAACATATTGTTAAATTGTTTCTTCTTGGGAACTAACTTTAACTTTTTTAAATCGCTATAGTATCGCATTACCATTTTACTTTATCTGCCCACCATGCTGCTGACATCTTGCCTTTAGCAATATTCTTAGCATGACGAGCTTTGAAAGACTTACGCTTGGCTTTCATTCTAGCAGACTCGCCTTTCTTAGGTGGACCTGCTGTACCTTTTAGTGTACCTACCTTTTTACCCTGCTGACCAAACCTAATTGTTTTAATCTTGTCACCTTCTTTAGCAACAACAACATGCGACTTAGTTGGATGCTTAGGAGTACGCTTAGGTTTATTATAACCGCTTACTCCAGCCTTTTCCAGCCTTGAGTCTTTCTTCTTAGTCATTAGTGTAATACCTCAACTGTTTCTTTTTCTTCAACATAGTGCATAACACCACCTTCAGTTACTATTTCAACAAACTCACCTACTAATATTAGGTTGTTGTATTTAGCAGCTTTTTCAGCTTCTTCCCAGTTTAGTGCAAGTATGTTCGGTCCTGCGTATATCTTACCATTATCTTCAACTTCTGTCAGATATATCTTCATAATCTTCCTCTGGCAATTCTATAGGTGCTTTATCGGGCATTAAAAAAATACCTGATGAGTTCACGCTATGATTAACATCTACCTTATCAACTTTAGAAACTCCAACTCTATCTAATAGTGTTTGAGCTGCTGCAAGTTTATTATTAGCTTGTACGATGGGTCTAGATGATTCCATAATCTCTACAAGCTTGAAGGCTGCCTTAGGTGCAGAATTTGCGAGTATCTCATTCGTGAGTTCAAGTATCTCATTCTTTAGAGACTTTACGACATGATGATAATGGCTAGAGTATCCAGCCAACTCGGCAGCCTGTTTAGCGTCTCCTTGTGTTTCTACTAGGTAGTCTAAAAAGGATTGCTGTTTTTCTGTTAGTTGCCTTTTAGTTTCATTAGCAACTGTTGGTAATATTGCCATTATCTTAGTATATAGTCGTAAATAAATTTGTCAAGTCTATTGACAAAATGGATTCCCAATACTATAATAACTTTAGTGCCCCCCGGGGTACAATAGTATCCCCACAACAACCAACATCTTTTGAGTTGACCCCTTATGGGGTTTCAAAGACCTTTATAGAAAACCCCTCCTTTACACCTAAAATCCTTATATACTTTATAGCCCGACTGTAAACTAGAAAGTTACAGGGTTGAGGCTATCTGGTTGACATGGGTTTTTTGTAATTTTGTATAAGTATTATATATATATGGGTAGAGGGTACACTGGCGACCTGCCTAGCCCTCAAGAGTTTTTATAAATCTTCGCCAGTATGCAGAACCAAGCTAAGAGAACCATAGAAACTTTGTAGTCTTTATGCGACCTACAGGAGCTAGAAGTTCTTCCTAGTACTTGGCAATCTCTACATCTTAGAAGAAACTTTTTAGACTTTAAAGTAACCACTTATGGCAACTAAGAACTTCTAACTCCTCCTTCACTTCGTATCTCCAGCAAACCAAAGTAGGGGCTATGGTCCTCTTAGCTACTTAGAAAAAACTTGTAATTTTCCTAGTTTACAATTCTCATAAGATTTTAAAGTCTTATATGTCACCAAGTTTTGGTTCTGCATTTTCCCTCTACCCATATTATCCCAATGCTGACAGATTAACGACCTTTGTTGAATTGGTTATTTTCTTTTGGACTCATCTAGTTCAGAAGCACATTACATCTTCCTCGGTCAGTTCAATTTTCATGCCAACCTATCGACATCCTTCTTTAAGCTTCTTTTCTGCAACTTAACCTTTACCTCCGCAGATTACAGAGTAAGACTTTTCATACCATTGCCATACTTTAGAATTTGTATAATCTATAAATACTATCCGATTTAATTACAACTAGACTACCAGAGCCATAAAAACTATAAAGGGTATACAAGCTACTAAATTCTAAGCTCGAAGACTCGCTAAGACTTTAGTGCCCTTTACAGTTCTTATTAGACTCTGCTAGTAAGTTTGCATTAAACACGGAGTATTTATGATTATACATCTAAACTATGACAATGATGAAACTTACTACTGTATCTACGAAGGACAGGCTAAGCTTCTCATTGAAAAGAAGTTTAATGAAGGACTTACTCTGGTTGGATTCAAGATTAAATCTGACCATGAGAAAGATGGTAATGTACATTCTAATTTAGATGAGTACATTAGAAACTTAACCAATTCAGTCAAAGGAGGTTAATATGACAGATTGGGATAAAATCGCAGAGGAAAAATCTGCAAAACCGGCAACTTGGAAACAAGTTAATAAAATGGCTTATGAGTTTGCAATACAGAAAAATTGCAAGTTTCATTATAAACAGCTAAGAGGGCACTTCGCTACATACTTTGGTCTTACTGAAGATTCAAAGCCGAAGGAGAAGCAATACTTAGTTGCTCATAAGTTGGTTAAATTAGCATTGGCTAAAAAGCCACTTCCTAAGAAGCATGAGACTGCAATTCTCAAGTACTTGGAATCTCTTCAAGACACTGTAGTCTAACCTAAAGACTCCCAAGTTAAATTAATACCTTAGCTTGGGAGTTTTTTTATGCTCAGATTTATTTTTATAAGGACACTAAAGTGGCTTTTTTTTGACTCTTGGTGCTAGTCAGCTCACCAAGCTAAATCTTCGAGAGAGTTTAAAATTTGAGTGTAGAGTTGAGGCAAGGAATTTAAAAACTATGGCGAGTGTTGAGGGAATAAAACTAAAAAAGGTACATAAAACTAAACTGTACCTTAAATTTAACTGTACCTTTTGCTGTACCTTAACTGTACCTTAATTGTACCTTAACTGTACCTTAATTGTACCTTAACTGTACCTTAATTGTACCTTAACTGTACCTTAATTGTACCTTTGTATAAAATACCTGTACCTTTAATTAAATCTAAACAATCATAAAATATTTATTAATAATTATTAAAATTATTATTCTAAATTTGGGGTTGACAAGGGTGGTAGACTGTTCCCAGAAGTTTTCCCTGAGAACTTTTAAAGTTTATTTTTTTAACTACGGAGAAACTATGAAAAATTTAAAACTTACCAAGGCACAGAGGGTAGCTAATAAAAAATTGGCTGATGAGTATAAAGCTGAGATTGCTAAATGCCCTATTGATTTTACCAGCGAGGTAGAGGCGATAGACTATTTAGAATCTAGAGGTTATCGATACTCGGAGGCTATGAATTTTAAATACGAAAAGCATGTTGTGTATCGTAGAAAATTTAAAAGGGCTTTACTTAAAACTACTTTCAAATACTTATCGACTTATTCAATGGACAAAGGTAGAGTGTATGAGGTTACAATATTTTAAATTAATTAAATTAATCTTAATAATCTTTAAAGACTATTTAAGATTATTATTCTAAGTTTGGGGTTGACAGGGGTGGTAAACTGTTCGCAGACATTGAGGGTTGATAGATTTTTTAACCTTTAAAAATTTCTTAATAGTGCAATTAATAACCGAGAAGCACTTTAAAAAATAAAGGGATATATTTTTAACTAGACTAGAAGTTGTTTTCTTATCCTTTGACTGAGCAACTTCTAGTCGCAATATGGAGTAATTATGCAGAAAAAAGCATATAAAACTAAACATGATTATGATGATTACATAGTCATTGAGAAGGGCACAACGCATAGCTTATTGGCTATGTATTTGATAGATAGAGGTGTGGCTACTACAAGAGCTAATGATTTAGCGTTAGCTATAAAACATTGTTTTGGAGCTATCACTCCTCTAGATGAGAGGAACTTGAAAGTGTGTTCAGAGCTTGTGCCTGAAATGTTTACACTAGCTAAGTTCTATAATGATGTTTATGGTGATGGTACTTTTCCATTTCATAGATTTGTTAAAACTATTAAGGAGGTAGAGCATAATGATTAAACATTACTTAGAAGAGGTTCTTGATGGTATCTTGAGAGATGATTTTAATTTGAGATATACCATTGAGTGTGAGGATATTGTATTAACAGAGCCGACTAGAGATACTAGTCTGTGTCATGGTTCAGTTCCTATTGAGTGTTCTGATGGTGTTAAGTATGAATATTCTGGAGTGAATCAAACTGATGAATCTCATATATATATTCTCAAGGGCAATGATAGGATAGGGTGGCTATATTGGATAGCTAGTAATGATGGTGTAGAAAGATTATCTGATTGGACTATTGCATTAGAAAAACTATTTAATATTAATTCCCATGCAGATGACTGGGAAAATAGATACGAACAACTTTAATGGAGATAAATTATGATTATATTTGAAAATGAAAACGAGGCGAATGCTGTAAGAGGTATTCTTGAATATGTTGCTACTGAAACTAATTATTACTGGCGAGATGATAGTGAAGTAGAACATGATAAACCACGCTATTCAGAGTATATGGATTTGCGTAAAAGGTTGATATCAGGAGGGTATATTAGTGAGGAGTTTGATTTAGCCCAAGTGCTATATAAGTTTCTTGACTTATATCCTAGTAGTGCACAGAGTACAGAAGATACTAGGCAGTATATGTCAGTGGTTACTAAACTGACTGATAAGAATCTAAATAGACTAAGCGATAGACTTTATAAGCTCACTGAAAAAAGAACTAAGAAAGTAGATAGGTCAACACAATTTGATGTAGCTTTGGATATATTAGAAAAACAATTAGCGTATGAATCATTAGAGGAGGTAGATGATGTTGAATGAAATTAAAGTAATTAAGAAAAACTATTATGGTACAGACTTTTATTACCCCCATAATCCTCAAGCTGAGTTTATCAGAGAGTGTGGTGGTGGTAAGACTATACCCCTTAGAACTTTGAAGTTAGCTAAAGAAGCAGGTTATACTGTGACTTTAGTTGCTGAAGAATTTGAATAAAGAATTTGATAGATAATTTCAGAGTGGCAGTAGTTAATGGGTTCTTGAAATAACCCCACCGATTCAGGCTCTACCATCAGGAAGTGGTCATAAATTATTTATCAAATTTTATAAGGTTGGGAAACAAGATTAAATTCGGACTAGGAAACCCCATTAAAATATTCCTAAACAATGCCTTACAGTAAAGGTTAGCGGAAAAGAGGATAGCTATTAAAGTATAAATCCTGTTCTATGTAAATCAACAGTCATGAGTTATTACAATACATGAACTCGTATTAGTATGAACAACGCCTTTACAAGAACATAAAAGGTTTGACAGTACCTCTAGGTGAAAACTGTTGTGTTTTTCATAGGTGGTTAGTGTTTAACTCCGTAGGCATTAACCACCGCATTAAACTATACGGAATGGAGATACTATATTATGGCTATACCAAATATAGAAAAAATAAAAAAGGGCACTCACTTACGAGTTAACAATGGACTGGGCGAATGTAATGCTTATGCATTAGAGTCTATCAAGCAAGGCAAAGGATTCAAACAAACTTTGCTTGTTGATATGAAGGCTAGTGAAGTTGGTTTCTTTGATGAGATGGGTAGTATTTATGTAACAGATATAGTGAGGGTTGTTGATGAAAATTAAAACTTTTTTAGAGATACAAAAAGCTGTTCAAGATAAAAATCTTCCTGCTGATATTGAAGATGAGTTAAATAGGTTTTACGAGTATAATCGCAACAGTGATGTTTTTCTTTACTGGTCAAGAAGTAAAAGCGAGTGGGTAAGCATATTTGATATGGATATTATCCATGTGATACGAGCATTAAACCACGAGAGCCAAATAGAACTTGAAAAGTATAAAGAAAAATTAACTGGACAGTTGATTGACTACATCAAGGATTATAACTTTGATAGTTAGATTTTATAACGCTTACGAATTACGCAATGTACCCGCAGGACATAGATACTTTCGTGTGGGTACGATTGGTTATAAGTGGGTGAAGATTAAGGAATCTCATGCTCCACATTGGAAAAGAATATCTTTGAAGAAGTGGCAAGAGATACAACAACTAAAAACTTTTAAAATTATTAGAGAGGGCTAATATGGAAACACTAGAAACTATTAAAAAAACTGACTGCTACAATGAAAGAAAAGCATATAGTGAGGCAAACCCAGATGACAAAAGACATAATGAGTTTACTGACCTTATAGATGATTTCATTAAAGTAGCTTTACATATGAAACATATTCACGATATGAATATTAAACGTGAAAGAGGTAAACTTGAATTTGATAGTTATGTACAAATTTATGGTTTGGATTATCAGGATACTGGAGTTATGCAAAAGCAGAAGACAGGCACTTTTATAAATTGGGAAGATGAATCAAAAAGAGCTTACAGTCTTTCTTATGGGAGGTTTTTCAGAGATGTATTTCATGCAATCTTTGAAGGCAACATTTCGCATGACGATATAGTACCCATGATTGAAGAAAGAGATATGTGGTGGAACTGTTAATTAAGGAGAAATAATATGGCTTATATAAATGAAGAAATAAGTAATAGAATTGATGAGGGATTTTTAGCTAGACAAAGGCTAGATGAACTAGAAGATACTATTTTAAAACTATGTGATTTAAACTATCAAGAAGGCGAGATGAAACTGCGAAAAGGAGTTACAGTTGAAGACTTTATAAGTGGTATAGCTATGACAATATGTGGCTACACTTCTAAGTGGGAAGCAATGCAAGTAATGAAAGAACTTGAAGATAAAGTATATGGAAAGGAGGAAGCATGAGAAAACATCAGCATAAACAAAAATTTAGTTGGTACGATACTACTACTTACATAATGTTCGAAGAGGATAACAGGGGTTACATATATGGAATCGCTGAGTGGTTTGGTTGCCCTAACTTAAATGAAATGTTAGACGACCAGTCAGACTCTGTGTGTTGGTCTTGGTTTAAAACCGAAGTAGAAAGAGATAAAGCATATGAGGAAATAATATGACGAATGGAGTTTTATTATTGTTCTGCATAGTTGTTTTTAGCTTTGCAGTTCTGACATTATTTTTTATAGAGCCACATCAAGAAAAGAAATTTGATAAGCAAGGTGTGGTAAAATATAACGACAATGATTATTAGGAGGTAGTATGACTCAATATAAAAAAGAAGTTGATGAGCAAAGACAACGCTTGAGGTTTGAGGAAGCAGACGATAACTTAGTATATTATTACTGGGAGGCAGGAGGCTTTCGCAGATACAAGTATGAATCTGGAAAGATTATTGAAACAGTAGATGACCAAGTAACTTTAGTAACTTATGAAAAGGAGGTGTAATGAAAGACTTTACTATTGAAAATCAGGGCACACTTGTTTTGTTTACTATGCACACAGATGAGGCAAAGCAATGGTGGGAAAGAAATGTTGATAGCAATTGTATGCAATGGGGCAACAGTTATGTTGTTGAGCACAGGTATGCACAAGCTATCATTGATGGCTTATACGCAGGAGTAGACTTATGAGTATGACTATGAAAGAACATTTAATAATGATGGAGAAAATTAGAAGGGCACAAGACCCCGACAAAGCAGTAACAACTAAAACAATCAGAACTAAAAAGAGGGTAATCAATGGACGAAAAACAATTCGCTGAATTTATACAGGTATTTCAAAACAGCATGGACTTAGTAATAAACAAGCTAGTTGAAATAGATGGTAAGATAAAACTTTTACAGGAACATAATGAAGAGATGGAACGCATATCTGACATGATGTTTAAAGATGAAAATAAAGATATTAAATTAAATTAATTATAGAGAGGGCTTATGACTAATTTACTAACAATCAATGGTAACCCTAAAGTTATCAAAGGCGATAAATTAAATACTGAATGGCAAAGTGCTATCATGCATTTACACCCAAGCAGTACTAGGATTTGTCCTTATCAAGACATTGCCAAATGTAAAGACGCTTGTCTAAATACTTCTGGTCGTGGTGGTATCTTCAAGAAAGGTGAAACTACCAATGTAATACAGGAAGCTCGTAAGCGTAGAACTAATATGTTCTTGGACACTCCTGATTTATTTATGGAGCAGTTGTACACAGAGATTCTAAAGTTTGAGAACAAGTGCAAACGAGAAGGTAAACAGCCTTGTGTCAGACTTAATGGTACTTCAGATATCCAATGGGAACATCACGAACTCAAAGGTGTCAATGTGTTTGATACTTTTCCAGAGATACAGTTTTATGACTACACTAAAATCCCTACAAGGAAAGTTAGTCACATAAAGAATTATCACTTAACTTGGTCGTACTCAGAAGCTAATGAAAAATATGCTTCTTGGTTTGACAAGGTGAGTTATAATATCGCTGTCGTGTTTAGTCACGCATTGCCGATGTGGTATAAAAACCGCAGGGTAATAGATGGGGACGAATACGACATGCGATTTCTTGATGAGCCAAACGTAGTAGTAGGCTTGTCAGCAAAAGGTAAAGCTAAGAAGGATACTTCTGGCTTTGTAATATCAATTAACTAAACTATGAGGAAACTTATGATAAACTTTTTTAAACAATTATTTTCTGCTAACCCAGATGCCAAAGAAGAAGAAAATTTTAATCTTACTTATTTAGATTCTAGGCTAGAAGAAATAAATAATAAACTAGATGATACTGAATACAGAATAGATGATTTAGAAGGTAAAGACTTCGATGACATTGAGTATAGAATAGAAAACTTAGAAGGTAGAGACTTCGATGACATTGAGTATAGAATAGAAAACTTAGAAGGTCAGGACTTCTACAGCCTTGAAGAAAAAGTAGAAGACTTAGAAGAGACTATTAAAAAACTATTAAAGAAGGAGGTAGCGTGAGCCACGAAGCTAATGACATGATGGCAGATACTATCAGAGATGGAGTAGCTGACATTTGGATGTTGCCTAATAGACCAGACTTAGAAGACGATTGTGTTGAGTACATTTATAATTACTACATTGACTCTGAGCAAGGGGTAAGTTCTGGGCATATTCCAACGATGGTAATAGAGTTTCTATCTAAACTTTGTAGTGACGCAATCTCGTCACAAGATATAGAATACATGGAGAAAAAATAATATGATTGAAGAAAAAACTAAAAACAAAAAAGTTAAAGAAGAGTTGAAAAAGAATCTTGAAAAAAAGATTGAAAAAGAACTTGGTAAAGAAATGTTAAAGAAAGTAACAATCTTAACTTGAGGAGTAGTATGTATCAACCAAGAGTAACTGTCGGCAGTATCCCTTATGATGAGGAGATACTGTGCGACATATGCAGAGAAAAGAAAGCTACACTAAGACATAGTAATATCTTTAGTTGTGATGAGTGTTTGACTCGTGTCTAAGCATAAAGTATACATTGGTAATGTTCTCGTAGGAGAAATAGAAGACCAGACTAAAGAAGAAATAATAGAAGTTCTTTTAGATAACTCTAAAAAGTTTGTTGAAGATATGTTAAGTGAAGGAGTAATTTATATTGAATAACAGAAAAGTAAAACAACTAAAAACTAGAATAAGAAAAATACAATTTCAATGGTTGAAGACTTTGCTTCCAGAAGAGAATGCAAAAGAATTAACTATGGATAAGGTTGAGGCTATGTTGCCCGACCAAACACATGTACGCAGTATCGCCAGAACTAATCTGTCTTTTATGACAGATAGATGGGTTTTAAAAATGTTGAAGCGATACCCAGATGTACATACTTACAAAGAATTACAGGAGAAAATAAATAATGTTTGAATTTATATGTGAGGTTGTCATTGATGATAGCCGAGAAGAAATAAAAACTTATGCAGAAAATGTTTATGAATGCATAGATAACTTAGCGTGTATGCCTAGCGTAAATCATGTTATGACTATTACTAGGGTTGAGCCAGAACACAAGTGGAGTTTTGCCGGTGATATACAAAAGCTAAGAGGCATAAGAAATAAAATAACAGACCAAGAATTAGTACAAAAACTTTTACAGGGGTTAAACATTGGCGATTAAAAGAGAAATAAAAATAATTAATCATGTTAAGAAAAGCACATCTCAGGGTAGAGGTGGTAGAGGTAGACGAGTTAAGATATCTACTAAACACATGAATAAAAATAAAAGAAAAAGCTACAAAGAATATCGAGGTCAGGGCAGATGACTTGTGTTTGCCATTTAAAGAAAGCTGTCTTGATAGATAAAGAAAACAATAAACATTATGTGTATGGTTCTTTAGCAGAGGTTGAGGCATTTGCCTCTAAAGTAAAAGCTACTAGCAAAAGATATATAAATCATGTAGCACCAAGTATGATGATAAGAAACTTTGAATATGTAGGTGGAGGTAATAATCCCACCAATCACGAAACCTCAACTAGAGAAATGAATTATCATTTGAATAAAATAGTTGTAAAAGAAAAATGGTAATGATAGAATTATTTGAAATGGAAGAAAGATATGGTAAGCCGAGCAATCAAGTCACGAAGCCCTCTATCTCCATTCAAAAGATTTGGTTTGGTATAACCAAGACTTTGAGAGTGGTCTGCTCAAAACTCTCACAAACATTAATAAGCTTAAATGGAGGTAAATCACTATGGCTATATTAAATGGAATCGCCAAATGGGCGAGTATAACGACTCCTAACACAAAGTTTGAGCCAGTCTATACAGTTGACTTAATAGTTGACCAAGAGATTGCTGATGACTTTGCGTCAAGAGGTCATAAAGTAAAGCAACATGACGAAGGTCCTGCTTTAGTAATTAAGAGAAAGGTGAATGGTCCTAATGGTATGACCAGACCTGCACCTAGACTTTTAAATACTGAGAAGCAAGAAATTAATGTTGCTGTTGGTAATGGCTCTAAAGTTAGAGTTCAGTTTAATGAGTATAGTGGCGAGGGTAAGTTTGGTCCTTATCAAGGACTTGACCTACAAGCTGTACAAGTTACTGATTTAGTAGAATATAAATCTGCTGATGGCGAAGAGTTATTATCTGATGGTGAGGAGTTTTAAATGATTATCACTGTCAAAAAAGATGATGGCGAGTTAGTCTATGATGTTAATAAGATTGCTGACGAGGGCAAACAGAACGAAGCCCGAGTTATCATATCTAAAGTTGGCAGCTTAGATATCGTCACCGAAGCCTTGAGTTTTGCGTCTGCTACTCATAGAGCTAATCTAGAAAGATTGCTTGAAGATAGTTCAGAGGCAATGGTTGAGGCTGAGATAGAGTCTGAAACTAAAACAATAGAAGAAGACTCTACCTCATAATTTAGTTAAATTTAGCTAGGCTAGGTTTTTTTATTCCTAATTTTTAACCCTAGTCTAGCTATCTATTTGGAGATAGAATGGAAGACAATAAATTTGTAAAGCATAGATTACCATGTCCGAAATGTGGAGGTTCAGACCCAGTATCTATGAACAAAGATGGCTCTGCATATTGCTTTAGTTGTTCAACTTATATGCGTAGCTACGAAGATGAAAGTGAGGGCACAATAGTGGAAACAACACCAAAGGCAAATAATACTTTTTTAGATTCTTACACAGGCATATATTCAGCTCTGACTGATAGAGGTATATCAGAAGAGACTGCTAAGAAGTTTGGAGTAAGAGTAGTCAAGGATACACGAGGCAATATTACTCAACACATTTATCCTTATTACAATGGTACTGAGATTGTCTGTACCAAAACTAGATTTACCAATACCAAAAACTTTGGAGTCAATGGTGGCTACGAAGGCACTGGATTATTTGGTGAGCAACTGTATCGAAACACTGGCGGTAAGTATTTAACAATTACCGAAGGCGAGTGTGACGCTATGGCAGTTGATGAAATGTTTCAAGGTAAATGGGCAGTTGTCTCTGTTAAGAGAGGAGCTGCAGGTGCAGTAAAAGATATACGAGAAAGCATAGAGTTTGTTGAATCTTTTGAAAGTGTTGTGCTTTGTTTCGATAATGATAAGGCAGGTCGTGAAGCTACTAGAAATGTAGCAAGAATATTAAAGCCCGGAAAGGTAAAAATTATGACTTTACCTAATGGTTATAAAGACGCTAACGATATGCACAATCAAAAGAAGTTTAGTGAGTTTACTAAATCTTGGTGGGATGCTAAGACTTATACCCCATCAGGTATCATGGAACTATCTGGACAAAAAACAGATTGGTTACATAGAGAAGTAAAAGAAAGTATTGCTTATCCTTGGGAAGGATTGAACAAGAAACTATATGGATTAAGGCAGGGAGAACTGATAACCTTAACTGGTGGTACAGGTCTTGGTAAGTCATCTGTCACTAGAGAGCTAGAGCACTGGCTTATCAAGACAACCAAAGATAATGTGGGTATCATAGCTCTTGAAGAAAACTGGTTAAGAACAGCAGACGGTCTAATATCTATTGAGGCAAACGATAGACTATATCTAAATGAAAAGCGTGAGCAATATACAGAGGAAGACTTAAATGCTTTGTTTGACAAAGTGATTGAGAAGAACAGGGTGTTTATTCATTCTCATCTTGGTGCGACAGACATTGATGAGATATTCGCAAAGTTACGATACATGATTGTAGGTTGTGAATGTAAGTGGGTAATAGTTGACCACTTGCACATGCTTGTAAATGTCTTAACCGAAGGTGATGAACGAAGAGGTATTGATACATTAATGAATAGATTAAGAAGCTTGGTAGAAGAAACAAATGTTGGTATGATATTAGTATCACATTTACGTAGAGCTACAGGTGACCGAGGACATGAGAAAGGAGTCGCAGTGTCTTTGAGTCACTTAAAAGGTTCTCAAGGTATTGCACAGCTATCTGATTGCGTCATAGCTTTAGAGAGAAACCAACAAGCTACTGACCCTAAAGAAGCTAACACAACTAAAGTAAGAGTGTTAAAATCTAGATATACTGGAGACACTGGATTAGCTTGTGCACTTGAGTATGATAGTGATACTGGTAGATTGCATGAGATAACCACCGAAGATACTTTTGATAACGAAGAGGAAAACTATGACCTCCAATTCTAAACAAGTTATATTTGATATCGAAGCTGATGGTCTTACACCAACAAAGATATGGTGTATTGTTGCTAAAGATTTAAATGAATCTAGTCCAAGAACTTTTGGACCAGACCAACTAGAAGAAGGTATAAAATATTTACAGTCAGTAGATACATTGATTGGTCACAATATTTTAGGTTATGACATACCTGTGATTGAGAAACTACACAATGTAACATTACATGCTGATTTTATTGATACTTTAGTCTTATCAAGACTCTATCAGCCAGTAAGAGAAAACGGACACAGTTTAAAAACTTGGGGCTACCGAGTTAAGTCACCTAAACAAGAACAACCTGATGATTTTGATAACTATACTCCACAAATGCTTGAGTATTGCACACAAGATGTATTGTTAAATGAAAAAGTATATTATGCTTTACAACAAGAAAGTAAAAACTTTTCTCAAGAAAGTGTAGATTTAGAACATCAAGTTGCAGTAATTATGAATGAGCAAGAGAAGAATGGTTTTCTCTTTGATACAGAGAGAGCAATGAATCTTCTTATCAGTTTAAAATATCGCATGTCAGAAGTAGAAGATGAGGTACAAGAAACATTCAAGCCTAAATGGGTTGATGATAAAATGGTGACTCCTTACATTAAAAAAGATGGCGAGTTATCGTTACGAGGACTGACAGACGATGAATACAATCGCTGTATTGATACTAATAACTTTGAACCATTCATGCGAAAGAAACTTGTTGAGTTTAATTTAGGTAGTCGTAAACAAATTGGCGAATATTTAAAAGACTTTGGTTGGAAACCAGAAAGATTTACTCCCACAGGTCAGCCTATTGTTGACGAAGGAACATTAAAAAAGATAGACCATATACACGAAGCTCGGCTCATTGCCGAGTTTTTATTATTACAGAAACGTATTGCTCAAATATCGTCTTGGGTAGATGAGTTAAAGGGAGAACGTGTTCATGGTAAAGTCATACCTAATGGTACTATCACCGGTAGAATGACACATAGAAATCCTAACATGGCACAAGTTCCTAGTATTCATAGTGAATATGGTAAAGACTGTCGTGCTTGTTGGATAGTTCCTGAGGAATACAATTTACTAGGTATTGATGCAAGTGGGTTAGAACTTAGAATGTTAGCTCACTATATGAATGATGATAATTATATTCAAGAGGTATTACATGGAGATATCCACACAACTAATCAGGAACTTGCAGGACTTGAATCAAGAGATAAGGCAAAGACTTTTATATATGCCCTCATATACGGAGCAGGAGATGAAAAGCTTGGAAAGGTGGTTGGTTCAGATAGAAAAGCAGGTAAGGAACTTAGAACTCGTTTCCTCACCAACCTTCCTGCACTTGAAACTCTTACGAGAAGAGTTAGAGAAGCGTCAAGAAGAGGATTCTTAAAAGGATTAGATGGTCGTAAGATATACGTTAGAAGTGAACATGCTGCCTTAAATACTTTATTGCAAGGCGGTGGTGCTATAGCTATGAAAAAAGCTATGTGCATATTTTATAATAAAATTAAATTAAATACACTGGATGCAAAGTTTGTAGCTAATATTCATGATGAGTGGCAGTTACAAGTTAAAAATGACATTGCTGAATATACTGGGCTATTAGGTGTGGAGTGTATAGAAGAAGCCGGAAGACTATTTAAAATGCGATGTGCATTAACTGGTGAATACAAAGTCGGAGGTGACTGGAGTGAAACCCACTAAAAAAGACAGAAAAAAGTTTGATATTGATTTACAATATGGAACTATCCGAGAGGATAAAATAGCTGATTTATTTACTAACAAAAAGATAGAAGTAAAATCAGAAAAAGATATATGGCAGACAACAGGTAACATAGCGATTGAATATCAATCCTATAATAAACCATCCGGAATAAAGGCAACTGAATCAGATTACTGGTTTCACAATCTTTGTATCGGTGATGATGAGTACTGCACATTAGTATTTAAAACAGATGTTCTTAGAAAGATTGTAGAACAACTTGATACATTTAAGTCAGTAAGTGGTGGTGACCACAATGCCAGTAGAATGTTTTTAGTTAATTTACAAAAACTATTTTCTACAGATGTCATAAAAGCATTTAAGGAGTTAGACGATGCCGAGAAAGAAAAAGAAAAATCTTGATACGTTAATAGAAGATATCTACTCAGTTGTTGGTGAATTGGGTGAAGGTAAAGCTATTGATGTAAGTGAAGAGGACTTAGACAAGTTTGGTGAGTTTATGCGACAAGCATTAAAAGATTGGTTAACTCCTAGAGCTAATCAAAAACCAACACTGCGTATGTCTAATATTGGTAGACCACAAAGACAACTTTGGTTTGATATGAAAAGAGATAGTTATGGTGGAGGAGTATCGCCACCAACTATGATTAAATTTTTATACGGTCATATACTTGAAAGGGTTGTGTTGTTCTTAACAGAACTTGCCGGTCACGAAGTTACTGATGAGCAAAAAGAAATAAAAGTCAGTGGCATACTAGGACATATGGATTGTAAGATAGATGGAGAGGTTATTGATATCAAATCTGCCTCTGGTTTTGCATTTCAAAAGTTTGCTAATGGCACTTTGGCGGAGTCAGATGCATTTGGGTATATGGCTCAACTATCTGGTTATGAACATGCAGAGGGTACAAATAAAGGCGGATTCGTTGCTATCAATAAAGAGAACGGAGAACTTGCATTATTTCGACCAGAAGAACTTGACAAAGTAAATATAGAAACTAAAATTAGAACAGTCAAAAAAATAATTAAGTCAGACTCTCCGCCTGAACTTTGTTACCAACCAATAGCCGATGGTGCTTCTGGAAACATGAAGCTCCCTAGAGAGTGCGGTTGGTGTCCACATAAATTTGAATGTCATAAAGACTCAAACGATGGTAAAGGTCTTCGTGTATTTCAGTATGCGAAAGGACTTACTTATTTAACTAAAGTAGAAAAGCTACCTAAGGTAGAAGAAATAACGGAGAGGTTTGTATGATGATTTGGAGTGACCAAGAGTCTAAAGAGGAAGTAAAAGAAGACGTAGTTAATAAACCTAAACACTATAATCAAGGTGGTATAGAGTGCATAGATGCTATTGAAGCTATGTTAACTCATGAAGAGTTTGTTGGGTATCTACGTGGCAACTCGTTAAAATACAGATGGAGATTTCGTTACAAGAATGGTAAAGAGGATTTACTTAAAGCTCAATGGTATGAAAATAAACTATTTAAAATATTGGAGGAAAAAATAGATGGCAGATAAGAAAGGTGAGTTACCTTATCTAGGAATAATAATTAATTATGATAAAGATAAAAAGCTTGATAAGTTTAGTAAAGATACAATTGAAGATAGATACTTATGGGAAGATGAAGAAAGTCCTCAAGAAGCATTTGCTCGTGCCTCTGTATACGTTAGTACATACAAAGGTGAAACAGATTATGAAATGGCTCAAAGAATATACGATTACTCTTCTAACCATTGGTTTATGTTTAGCACACCTATTCTTTCTAATGGTGGCACTACTAGAGGTCTGCCTATTAGTTGTTTCTTAAATCATGTGCCTGATAGTAGACATGGTTTATCAGCTCACTACGATGAAAACATTTGGTTAGCTAGTTCTGGTGGTGGTATTGGTGGCTACTGGGGAGAGGTAAGAAGTGATGGTGTTTCTACTTCTAATGGTAGTAGGTCTACAGGGTCTATACCTTTTATGCATGTGGTTGACTCTCAGATGTTGGCTTTCAATCAAGGCACAACAAGACGTGGTAGCTATGCAGCTTATCTAGATATATCGCATCCAGAAGTAGAAGAGTTTATGATAATGCGAAAAGAATCCGGTGGTGACATAAATAGAAAGTGTTTAAACTTACATCACGGTATTAACATAACAAATGCATTTTTAGATGCTATTCGTAATGACGATGACTGGCGATTAATTGACCCTAAATCTGGCGATGCTGTTAAAATAGTCAAAGCTAGAGAGTTGTGGTCTAAGATATTAGAGACTCGTTCAGAAACTGGTGAGCCTTATCTAATTAATATAGATACTTGTAACGACCACCTCCCTAAAGAACAAAAAGAATTAGGATTAGAAGTTAGGCAAAGTAATTTATGTTCAGAAATAACACTGCCTACTAATGAAGAAAGAACTGCTGTGTGTTGTTTGTCAAGTGTAAACCTTGAACACTATGATGAATGGTCCAAGGATAATCTTTTTATAGAAGATTTAATAACTATGCTTGACAATGTTTTACAACATTTTATAGATAATGCAGTCGATACAGTACAACTTGGAGAATATAATGCAAACTTTAAAAGATTTAAAAACTACATTAAAGAAGATAAAGAAGGATTTACAAAAGCAGCCTACTCTGCTTATAGAGAAAGGTCGATTGGTTTGGGTGCAATGGGTTTCCATTCTTACCTCCAATCTAAAAACATTCCGTTTGAAGGTATTTTTGCTACTGGATTTAATTATAAAGCGTTTAAGCACATTAAAGAAGCTGCGATGGAAGCATCTAAGAAACTGGCTGATAGTAGGGGTGAAGCTCCTGACGTTTCTAACTCTGGTTACCGTAATGCTCATCTTCTTGCTGTTGCCCCTAATGCTAGTAGTAGTATCATATGCGGTGGTACGTCACCGTCCATAGAACCTGTTAGGGCTAATGTTTATACACATAAAACTTTATCTGGAAGTTATAAAGTAAAAAACAAATATTTAGAAAAATTAATAAATAAAAAAATAAAAGACCCTAAAAA